CCCTGCCGCTCTCGTAAATGATCCCGGAGAATTATTTGTTACTTCTCCATCGAATATCCAACTATTGAAGTTTGTATTATCGCCCATCATACCGTTACCGTTTACGATGAGCTGTTCACCTTTAGAGGTCACCTTCTCATAAATATCAGCTGCATCTTTAAGTGCCTGCGCCGCATTCGTCGATGCTGATGTAATAGTAGAGTTCAAGCTGTTTGTAAGCTTTGATGTGTCGATGGCACCTGGTGCTATCTGCTGACCATTGATAGTTCCTACCGTTATGTTGGCAGCATTCAGATTCACTACTTCGATCACACCTGCATCGAGTTTGCCGGCTGTAATCTTGTTTGCTGTCAGACCAACGATTTTTGCATCCGTGATGGATCCATCTGCTATCTGTGCTGTTCCTACAACGCCGGTACCGATCATGGCCCGCGTGATGGAACCGTCTTTTACATTGGCAAGATCTATCTTTGCATATTTAGTGTCCAATCCATCGATTTTAGCATTCGCAGCACTCAAATTCGAGATAGTTGCATATGTTGATGCTATTTCTGATGCCTTTATATAATCTGCAGTCAGTGTCGATGTCTGCACATAGTTCGATAACAACGTGTTGGTTTCCGCAGCTGTTATGTATCCCTTACCGGCTACCAAATTATTGACCTGCGCCTCTGTAAAGTACCCTTTGCCTACAACTAAGGTGTTTACCTGTGCTTCGGTAAGATATCCTTTACCTGCTACCAGACTTTCAACTTCTGCTTCATCCATATATGCTGAATTTATTTCTGCTACAGTGGAACTTAATGTCGTGATATTTCCGTTGGTAGCATTCAGCTGACCTACTGTGGCATAATTCGCAAATAGTTTTCTTATATCTGCAGATTCCGCCTCAAGATCTTCAGCTTTAGCATATCCAAACTCGGCAACTTTGGATTCGAGTTCTGATGTCTTGACTGTGTTGGTATTAAGCGACTGTATATCGCCCTGTATAGCTGTTATCTGTCCTGTGGTCAGAGACTTAAAGGTTCCGACCTCTCCTGATAGACTTTCTATCTGCGCTTCAGCTGCATCCAAAGATTTGATTGTCGCATAGTCTGCTGAAACTTCCGCTGCAGTTATAAACCCAAAATCAGCTATTTTTGATGATAAGTTGTCGGTAGTGATAGCTTTAGCATTAAGATTCGTGATTTTTGAATCTACTGCATTGAGTTCTGTTACTTTCGCATAGTCAGTAAGGAGATGATTCGTTTCGAGCTCTGTGATGTAGCCTTTACCGGCCACAAGTGTGTTCACCTGAGCTTCAGTAAGATATCCTTTGTTCACTACCAAAGAGTTAACTTCCGCCTCATCCATGTATGCAGCATCGATTTCAGCTACTTCAGCCTGCAGATTCTTGAAATCCCCTTCCTTGAATGTTGCAAAATTACCCGAGATTTCTTTTACTGATGCTTCCGTAGCTTCCAGCGATTTTATAGTCGCATATTTTAAGTCTGCAGTATTGGCTTTAAGATACCCAAATTCAGCAACCTCAGCTTCAAGTTCAGCTGCTTTCAAGTATCCAAACTCCCCAACCTTGGCTTCTAACGTCTCCGTTGTAATCGCTACCGCCGTCAGGTCATCTATCTTACCAGTAACGGCCTCGATACTTTGAGTTGTCGTATTTTCGAACTCGGCTTGAGCCGCCTTCAGCGTTTCGAACTCACCAGCCTTGAAATTCGCGAACTCACCTGATACAGATGTAATGCTTGCTTCTACAGCTGTAAGCTTATTGACAGTTGCTTCTTCAAACTCTGCCTGTTCAGACTTTAATGTTTCAAACTCACCTTGCTTGAAGCTTACAAATTCTCCTGAGAGGTTTGTGATTTTCGCTTCAGTAGCCACGAGAGTCTTTATTGTTGCATATTTCAGATCTGCTTCATCTGCAGTTATCCTCCTTACGATTGCCTGCTCAGCCGTGAAGATCTGATATGCAATTCTCTCCATCTTCTGTACGAGAGGTCCCTTTACATGGCTTTCGGCTTCAGACTCACTTTCTCCCGGAGCCGTGATCACTGTTGAAAGACCACCATCGAAGGTATGCACTATGCTGAGGCACGGCACTACATGCGCGTTGCCTTTTGCATCGGTATATAAGATGCAGTCCCATGGTTCAAGCCTTGGATCACCTAACGCTAACGGTATAGTACCAGGTCTATAGGTGTACCCGACTACATTTGCCTTAAACGCAGAAAACAGACTCTCTGTCATGTATTTCATTGACAGTGTCTGTCTTGGTGTGCCTTCTGTGAATGAGACTTCCGGATGAACTGTGCCATCCTCGTCCGTCCACTCTTCTGTTGTTGTAACCTTTACTCCTGTGAGCTCATAGTCATAGTCGCTGAACTCCGGATCCGTGATAGTTCGCTCTCCGTTGAATGCCACCTGATCAGCCGTAGAGAACTTGCTTATAACGATGTTGCCGGCATTATCTTCTGTTGCAAAGCCGCCAAGTACAGCTGTGATTACTTCTAGGAGCTCTCTGCAAGTCAATCCTGTGAGATCTTCTTCTATAGTGCCAGCCAGTGTAACGCCTTTGCAGATTATCTGTATGCCGGTGGCTTCGGTAATTGCTGCAGCCAGTTTGGCCAAAGTCTGCTCTGCAGGTAACGTTGGCAAACAGTTCAGCTTCGATGTGATCCTGCCTACAGCTGTAAAGGTTGTTTGATATGTCGATCTATTTGGTTTTGTTACCGTGTAGTATCCCATATCGATGTAATCTACAGTATCGTCTATAACAAGTCCAATCTGCAGAAGTAATTCTTTGTTTTCAAGTATTTCCTCACACTTATCAAGTGTCACTTCGATATATGGGGAATAAATAGAGCCTATGGAAAATGATTCTCCACAGGCTCCTTTGTTGATTGTTATGTTTCTTATTTCTCCCGATATAGCAGCGCCTTCATATAGCAACCTTGCTCTAAACTGACGGCTGGATTCTGCTATCTTCTGCGAGAACAATGCACTTGTTCCTATCATAGCATCCTCCTTACTGCTGAATTATACTTACGGTGATATTTTTATAATAATGAACACCGCCAAAGTATCCGAGATATTCTTTCTTTAATGTCCCTCTGTATGATGTGATCGTGATGAAAGTTCCTTCCTCATAAAATGAAACAGGCAAAAATCCTGATTTTAGATTTGAGGATATTTTCTTCAGCTCTGCAGCAGTAAGTACTCCCCACTCTACATCAAGGGTCTTCTTTTCAGCAATCACATCGCCGATCATCTTCCCTGAGTTCGTAGATCTTCCTGTATTTGCAGACCATATTATTTCATCCGAGACGGACATTTTTATAGGCGCCGGAAGCTCCACATTTCCGGCTTTCATATATACTGCCATGAAGCCTCCTTCCTAAACGATTATTTCGCAGACCCCTGTTGCCTTGGTATTGGCGTTGATCAGATCTACGACCCTCTTTTTTATTGGTTTTCCATCAAGATATACTTCCAGTTCAAGCGCTTCTATAGCTGCCAGGATAGCCTTAAGTAAAGTAATCACTTCTGGACTTGTTCCTCCACCTGACATGGCCGCTGCCATCTTAGCCATCTGCAAAAGCTTATCTTCCGGTGCCACCACTTCCCCTTGGTGTCTGTTGTCACCAATCATAGCAAGCTGTGGTGTGTTCTTTTTGACATAACCACCTTCAGCAAGCTTAGGAATAGGTCCCTTTTTGAACAATTTCGTTGCTACCAGCTTATCATTAAGTTTGCCAATTATATTTTCATTGATCCACTTTTTGAGGTTGGTAACAGTCGCTGTTACTTTTGCCTTCAGTGTAACTGTTTTGCTCTTGATTGATGCCCAGCTATCTTTAAGCGCGTTAAGGGTCTTCTTGTTCTTGTTTTCCGCTTTAGCTGTAAGAGACGCCGTTTTGTTCTTTATTGCATCCCAACCACTTTTCAGTGTGCTTAGGATCCCCGAAGTCTTCTCTTTCGCATCTGCTACCAATGTAGCTGTTCTATCCTTAACAACTTCCCACTTACCTTTAAGTGTTTCAATAGCACCTGCAACTTTTTCCTTGGCCTCTGCCTTCAGTTCCGCTGCACGATCTTTGATACTATCCCATTTTTCTCTCAGGACTTCAAGTGCACCTGCCGCCTTTTCTTTTGCATTGGCAACTAATTCAGAAGCCTTATCTTTAATAGCATGCCATGCTTCAGATACTTTATCGAAGGTTGCATCTTTGATAGCAGATAATTTAGCCTTTACATCGATATCAGGAAGATTTAATGCAGATTTTATGAACTTCCATATACCACTGAATATGCCTTTAACACCTTCCCAGGCTTTCTTCCAGTTCCCTGTGAAGACTCCGGTAATAAAATCTATCCATCCACCAAAGTATGTTTTGATACCATCAACAACACCTTTGATACGATTTCTCATATCTTCGACTACTTCGGAGCCCTTTTCTATGGCATTCTTCCAAGCTTTCTTGAAGAAGTCTGCTATTGGCTTAAATGCTTTCGAAATAGCCTGTCCGACTTTTTTGGCATATTTCTTGATCTTATCCCAGTTCTTATACAGCAGTATCCCCGCTGCAACTGCAGCCATGATGCCAATAGCAATCGGATTCGTAATGAAAAATGTACCTACAGATTTCAAAGCACCCAGGAGAACACCTCCGGCTGCTTTCAGCTTACTGAACGCACCTGTCAGCTTGGTGAGTACTTTAGGTATGCCTCCCCAATTCGCGAATTTCACTCGGACTTTACCTATAGGGCCTGTTACCTTGGTGAGAAATGCCCCTACTTTGACAAATTTTCCTGCTGCTTTCATTACATCGCCAAGTGCTGTTGCAAATCCAGATGCTGTTCCTCCTGAATTTTTAAGAGCTACACGGAATGGATTTAGAATGCCCGTAACCTTTTTAACGGCCATCAATCCAAGTAATGCTGTAACAAAAGCTTGGAATAACTTCGGATGCTTCTCTATCGCTTTCGCCAATCCTGTGAAGGCTTTTGCGAGGATCTCAAGGAACTTCTCTATAGCACTGCCGGCAAGTTTGGCCAAAGACTTACCAAGCACATCCCATATAGTCTTGAACACCGGAGCTGCTGCCTTGAGTGCTACAGTGAGAAGATCAAAGGCACTTGCTAATGCCTCTACCAGCTTAGGTGCCAGTTTCTGCATTGTCCATTCACCTAGAGGCTTCAGGATGCTATCAAACATCCATTTTCCTCCCGACTTCAGAACTGCAGTAAATCCGTTAAATGATTCTTTCAGGTGTTCAAGTGATCTTCTTAGCTTCTTATAGCCCTTTCCTAAAGTATCAGCCTTCTTATTCTGATCATCCAGTGCTGCATTAAGCCCGGTATCTATAGAGGCTGAACCGCCCCCTGATGCCCCACCGGTTGCACCAGCACTGGTATCTTTTGCATCAACCTTATTGATCTGGTCGAATCCGAAAAGTGCTCTCTTCAGCTTACTTGCTGTCTTATCTGCAGTCTTGCCGATGTTTCCAACGGATCCCGCTGCATTATCTGCAGAAGATGTAAGTTTGTCCACATCATTCGTTGCATTGGACAGCCCGGTATTCTGAGACTTCTTACCAGTCAAGACTTCAGTGAACCGCTTAAATGTATTAGCCAGAGCAACCAAGCGCCCCATCAATGCATTTATCGTCTGTATCACCGGTGTCAGGATGTTTATAAGGCCTTGTCCTATTGCAGCTTTGAATGATTCAAACTGGAGTGTAAGGATCCTTACCTGATTCGCCCAGCTTCCACTTGTCTTTGCAAAGTCTCCTTGTGCTAAAGACAGCTGTGACATCACGAACTGATATCTAAGGGCTACTTTCTCCTGCTCTGTCATGGCAGAAGTGGTCTTGCCAAATCCATTGGCCAGTGCATACTGATCAAGATTCGCCTGAGTCATTACCACACCTAAGTCCTTCAAGGTTTCTGTTTCACCTGTGAATACTGATTTCAGCTTGGTATATGCCTCATTCTGGCTGATGTTATAAAAAGATGCGATATCTCCGGCCAATCCTGTGAGGGTCGTGGACATCGTATATGCTTCCTTCTCAGCGAATCCAAAACTCTTGGACATCGCTCCAAAGGTGCCCGCGTACTTCTTGGCCATCGTTTCCGAAAGCCCAAAAGAACTTACTGCATTCTTTGCAAAGGAGTCCAGTCTAGAACTCATCTTAGGGAATGCAGTATCAACTACGTTCTGTACCTCTGTAAGATCAGAACCTAGATCTAAACAACTCTTGGTGAAAGAAGCAAATGCCTTTACAGATAGTCCCGCTGCAATGGCCGCGCCGATCTTAGCACCGGACCTTTTTGCTACACCTTCAAGACCAGACATCTGCTTATTGAATTTTTTCTTGTTTAGTACAAGATCAAGACCGATCTGGCCAACGCTTGTAGCATCTTTGCTCATAGACTTCACCTACCTTATAACAAAGTAGGCTGGCTTAGCTGCTACTATGGCGCTTGCCTATGCTCTTCCCTTTGTTCTGTCTTTATCTTATGAATCTGCCCGCATCTGGGGCATTTGATTTCTAATTCTCCATACTTAAGCAAAAGCAAGGTCCTTCCACAATTCTTACATTTGATTTTTTCCATTGGAACCCTCTCCTGCCATATTTATAAATGCTTGTTTCATGTTTTCCAGGAAGTCGTCTACCTTTTCCTGTGGCATTTGTCTTGCTACTTTGCGTCTCCATTCATTTCGGATGCGATGTTCGTCTTTCGAAAACTCTTTCAGAACATCAGGATCGTCCTCCGCCCGGATAGATACTATCCTTCCGAGCGGAGTCTTATGATCAAATCCGACAATGAAGGCTTTAAACTCACGCCACTTCATGCTTCTTAACTCCTTGGAAAGCCTTATCCCATACTGTGACTGAAAAGAGGCTACTATAAGGTCGAAGTCCTCATTCAGATCATAGTATGGGTCGCTACTCTCCCGCTTCTTCTTCGTCAGGATCGTCTCCCATAGCAAGAGAGACTGCTGTGGTGATAAGAGTCGAGTAGTCTTTCATCTTCAGGCCAAGGTTCTTTATCTTTTCCTGATCTTCTTCACTGAACAGCATAGGCACACACTTTCTTATTGCTGATATTTCACCCTCATTTTCAAGGATGTCCATTACCATCAGCACTGTTTCTGCATCACTATCTACTGTCAGTTCGACATCATTGATTGTCATAACCGGATCGCTGTCAAAAGCCAGCTTATTTGTCAGATCATATTTCATTTATATCCTCCTTTATGCTGCAGGTGTTACTGTTGGTTTGCCGTTACTCATTACAGAGAACTCGAGAGCTGCTACGTTAGTGCTGTCTCCGCCGCCGTTGTTAGTAACATTGATAACTGCATTACCGAAGTCAACCTTAGTTCCATCAGGGAATGTCCATGTGAATGGTGCTTCAGCATCTCTTCCGTTCTTGAAGGTCATATCTGCAACTGCATCATTGCCTTCATCACCGATATTTCTCTTTGCAGAGACTTCGATCGTAACGCCCTTTGCGGTCATCAGTCTTCTTACCCAGCCTTCAGTATCGAACGGAGTCCATTCTTCTACACCGTTGTCAAATGATACAGAGAATGATTCGCAGTCCGCGATGCTTTTACCATCGATCTGGAACTGGTTTTCATAACAAGGATATACACCTGATTTTTCCATCTTTAAACCTTCCTTTCATAATACAGATCAAACCAAATCACTCTCTCATATACTCCTGCATCATCGGTATCTACGTCTTGAGGTTCCGGTACCATGAGCTGAATATAATTGATATGTGTTTCGCCGATCATCACATTACTTACGCCCAACAACTTGTTGAACATATCAAAAGAAGCCTCTTCCGTCTCCCTGGCATTCTTCGTCCAGTGGAGCAGTATCGAAACAGGCTTCACTTCATACTTTTTATTGTCCATCCCACCGATTGGTATCATCGGTGATCCGGATGTTTTTCTTTGGTAGATACCTACCGATTTTTCTTTCTTACCATCAAGTTTTCCGATATAGAAATGTTCTCCTATGCCGAATGTCTTGATCCAGTCTCTAACATCTGCAAGACCAAGCATCTATACACCACTCTCCCTTTTGTAGATTTGCGCGAATGCTTTCCCTGCGAAATCTTCTTTTTCTCCGCCAAGCATCCAGTCTTCGTACCACTCACCTCTTGCATTAGGGTTCTCTGTGGTCTGAAAATCATATTCAGGATGAAAATACAGTCTTCTGGCATATGGTGTGCTATGTACCAAAGAAACTTTGCCTTGACTCGATTCAGAATAGTCTATAGCAAAGCCCTCTCCCTGCAGAGTGCCTTTGTCAAACGGTATGACCTGCGCCTGTATGACTTCAGTCTTTAGCGCTTCGGCCGTTTTCTCCAAAGCGACCGTTGCAGCTTTTTTCAGCTTCTTTATTGCCATCTGATCTATCTTTACTCTTGAGCCTACTTTGATCATTACACCAACCTCAGTTCTGTATAATTCACTGTCCCATCGGGATTCCTTGCTTTGATACCCTGGAAAATCTCCCTATCAACTTTATTGACTGATACAGTGCCCCCACTTATGACTGCAAGATCCGGACATATGTCTCCGGGGAAAAGCGCTACTGCAGCAAGCTGTACGAGCTTTTTTTCTGCTGTAAGCACGGTTTTGGCTGAATCCTGATAATTACATCGAAGATCGCCTAAAACTCGTTCTATGGGCGCGCCATCTTCTGAGATGCCTTCTTCTCGTATGGTTACGTCTACAGTCGTCTTACATAACCTGCGAGGTACTAAGCACGGATATTTCATATTATCACCTCAACAATCTGCAGCATAAGCCTGTCTGCTTTAAGAGTTCGTAATTGTCCCGCTGCATGGCTACTCCCATGTCAGTATACAGGTTCCAGCTATCACCAAACTCAGCAGAGACTCCGTTGATCGAGTAGCTTGAAAGTACCGATGCTATCTCATCAGCGTTCTCAAACTCAAACTCCGCCTGCCGGCACACTACCTCTTTTATGACTTCCTGCTGAAAGTCCGTTAAACAGGAAAATCCCTGACCTATAATTCTGTTATAAGTCAGGGAGTCTATATGCCTTGATGCAAGCCTTAAAGCTCTCTCGATATCCTCTTCAGGGATCACTTCTGTTCCATAGATGTCATAGTCCTCTTCAGTGGC